AGTTGAAATAGAAGCACCTTTTTTAAACAGGGTAATTTTTTCTTTCAGTTTAGTAAGAATAATAATTAAATGGTTGCAAATTAAATAGTTATCATAATTCGACCCATTAAATGCTGTTAAGACACATTCAAAAATAATTTCTTGTAGGCGCTTTAACATGGAACTAAACACTCCTTTATACGTGTCAGTTAATGGTGATGCGTCCAATTTTTGTATAATATTTTTCAACAAAATATATTTAACCAAAGAGGCAATTATGTTTCTTTGATAAATAGCCATAAGAAAACTGATAAATCATTTTTGTTGTATTGTGCTTCTATTTCAACTGTTAAAATAGTTGTGAAAACGAATCTGACAAGGTTTCAAAGCATACGAAATGCAGAGAAAAAAAAATTAAAAAAACTCCAAATAAATGGATCATGAACCTATATATCAAAGATATTCGAAATTTAGTAGCTGCTAACATGTCTCTAGATAAAATTGGCAAGTTATTTAATCTAAAAGTATCCAAACTATGCTTTCCATACGAAAAAGCCACATCCATAAAGACCCTAAAAACAATCACGAGTTTACATCCAAATGATAACTTATTCTGGCGTGACACATTCTCGAGCAAAGAAACTCCGTTGGAAACAAGACTTGAAGCTCAAGTAATTTTTAATACCCAAGGATTTAAAAATCTCTACCAATATAGTAATTATTATCTAAAACAAGACTGTATACTTTTACATTCTGTTGTGTTAACATTATTCGAAAATTATCTAGTTGACGACATAAATATTTTTCTACGACGAAATTATTCTCAGTCTAACCTTGCATATCAACAGTTTTTCATTGTTGAACCCTCTCGTCAAATTGATCAAGTATTGGCCCCTAAAAAAATTTCCAACACATTTTTTAATTACTTTATAAAACAAGCTGTCACTGGTGGATTATGCACTAGTTTTGTACATGGTAATATCGACAACACCACTGTTATAAATGAACATTTTAATTATTTGGAAAATCCTTGTTTAAATCCTGAAAAATGGCCTAATTTTAACAATCTTAAACAATGGAACAAAGCTTTTTCAAATACCCCATCTGGAATTAAAACAATAGACATTCGCTCTCTGTACCCAAGTGCAACTGTAAAAAAAATGCCTGTTAATTCCCCTCTTTTCTTCACCAGATGCACCATACATGATGCTGAAGACATACAGCAAAAGACAAAAACTTCAAAAATACATGTTCAAAGTTTCTGTGAAAATGTACGAGAAAATGGTAATTTTAAAACTGATCTTTTTCAATTAATAAATAAACCACCTCGATTTTATAATGAATTTTACGCTTTGAACCATTATCTAGCAACACTGGAAAAGGATATTGAAATTTTACGTTTTCAATCAAGTTTTACAGCCATGGGTCAATTATATTTTGCTCAATTTCCTGTAGATGGATTTTTAGCGTTCAAGAAAAAAAACAACGAAAAGACATTTATTCACCTTATTCAATACCAATCAGTATTTCGTCATGGACATACAAACTCCTGTTTGATACAAAATGATGAAAATCAAAAGAAATTAGCTGATACTACTTTAGAAGTTAAAATGAAAATAAAATCACTACTGCAACACTTTGTAAACCATTTTAATCTTAATCAAGTTGAATGGAAATATGTAGAGATTTCAGACTGTGAATACAACCACAAAATACCAAAATATAAAGAAAAAGACGATGCCTCAAAGTATATTAATAAAGACTTCCTATTTCCGTTTAAAAAAGTATACTCTTACCAAGGATTCTTGGACAATATCTTGACCAAAAAACTCACAGGACTGATAGTCGTGAAAGATTTAGAAATAAAAAAAGAAAATCAAAATCCATGTTTTGGCTTTATCATTCAAAAAGCTCAATATGATGCAAAACATTTGTCAGATTACACACAAAAACGACTTTCCCACTTCAATCCTGGTCAAAAAGTTGTCAGCCTTCACAAGAGTTCATCATTCATGGTTATCAGTACAGACTATTTTGTATGGCTATATGAAATGTTTGGATTTGAAAAAACCCCTGATATTTATCACGCTCTACTATTTCAGCAAGCATATTATTTACGCCATGTTGAAAACAAATTGGAAAAAAGAAAAAACCTTAAAGAAGCTATCAAAAATGAAAAAGATCCAGATAAAAAACAAATCTATGAAATTCAAGCAGAACTTATAAAACTCATGTTGAATTCTTGTTATGGATTTACTCTATGCAATTTAACATCTTCGAAATTTAAAACTTTTAAAAACTTGCAAAGGGGTCCTAAGCATATCAGACAAAAACAAAAAATAGCCTCATGTGTACAGCTAAGTGATGGTGTTTTTCTGGCAGAATATAAAACATCCCAGCTTCAAAGCCCTTTTGAAACTATGCTAGGTCACGTTGGATGTTCAATACTTTTTCATAGTAAAATCATTTTTGGGAAACGCTTAAATTATTTAATAAAATTTCTGAATCCAACAAAAGCCCAGCTGTTGTACATGGATACAGACAGTGCCCACTTTTTAATTAAACATGAACGATTTGAAGATAATGTAGACGAAAATTTAAAAAAAGAATTTTGTACTTTATTTAACAAGCATTTTGAAAATGGAGACAAGCTTAGTGGAATTTGGGTTGAAGAAGGCTTTTTTAACTCAGGAACATACATTGGTGAAAAATGTTATGTGTTGTCCAATGAAAATACTACCCTATCGCATATGAAAGGTTTAAATAGTATGTTTCAAAACAAATTTGTGACAGAAAACATTAATCCTATTGAAACACCTAACATTAGTTATCAAATTATGCAAAAATCCTCTGACTTTGCTATTTACAAGACATATATGAATAAAAATTTGTTTTCCAATTATATACCCATAAAAAGATATTTTGTATACGCTGCTGGTAGTCTACCGTTAAAAATAAATTGATTTCAGATGAATCTAAAATGTGATTCTTCTTCACCTCCATCATCTCAGCCACTGTCTGAAAAAGACGAAGCGAAAAATACAAATTTCACCATACAGAATCTTCAATCACGTCTTAATCATCTTCATCAGCTACTAGCAGAACCTCAGAGAATACATCTGCATGGATTTGAATTTCTACGGCTTAACAGTGTGGCCCATGATATCAAACAACGTGTAGATACGTTATTTTTTGAAGCGCATATTCCCTGCAAGTGGAAATTAAATGTTGAATGGAATTATCCATCTCCAACTAAGATTGATGTTCATATCACCTTATTAAATTATATCGTAAAAGAAAGAGTAAAAGAATTACTTGTGGATTTCTTAAAAAATGATTATAACAATATAATATATGTTGACTAGTTATTTTTCAGACTCAACAAAATGACAACACCTTCCATCGGAACCTACACGGAAAAAAAAATTGCGAATCAAATTGTTAACCTTATAAAGCGCATTGATGAACTCGAATCACTTATAAAAAATCCACCATTTATTGTATTTTATGGTGTGATGGATATTCCTTCAGAATTTTCGAACGACTGGAAAGCTCAAGTCACCCATATTTTAACTATAAACAATATTAATCCTAACTGGATTCTTAACAAAATCAATCCACACCCAAATAGTGAATACCCTTACTTTGTGACTATTCAGTTTATTTCTCACTGTGTTAAAGAAAAAACTTTTAACATTCTTTCCAAATACCTTGATGTTAACGACTTTGATAGTGTTTACATTACTAAAGATGTCTTGTAATGTTTCAGATAAATATGTCAAATTGTTACAACTTATCCAACCAGAAACTTCTCCATGAAATCAATGTTCTTGACCAGAACATACACTTCTTAAAATGTCGAACCCTTGCTTCGCCATGTATTTCCATTAGTGGATTTGACAAATTACGAATTTGTTCTTTGATGAAACAAACTTCTAAGGAACTCAACATAAATGAAGTGATCCAGAAATTGTTCAGACAACTAAATATTCCCAGCTTTTGGATTCATTCCATAGAAAATCCGCACAACCATATCAGACATAATCATCTTCCTTCCACAGTAAATATTTATCTTGTAACAGATAACATTAAGACGTATGTTTACAACACCCTGCTAAAATATCTCCGACATACTGATCAAAAATCTGTCACTGTAAAATTGATAATATCTTGATAAAATTTCAGAAATGAATGAAGATGAAATCACCATTCCGGGCCCTGTATACATGAAATGGCCAACAAACTACTCATGTCAAGACAGTCCTACACCTGTTCTCCAAATACGATATGAAGGACTGACAACAACCTTACGTTCTCCAAATTCTGCTCTGATAACACTCACAAACAGAACTTCATTCATGATTCCATCTTGTGATTATGCGACAATTTATTTTAATATATTAGTGATTACATCTTTACCAGCTGTAACATTACTGTATGGCAATGAATTTCTATTCAGGCGTGGACTAACATGTGTTATTAATCAGATTCCAACAAATGAAACTTTGCTTAGTATTAAAATATATAACCACAAATCGGAACCATCCACCTTTGAAAAGGAATCCTTACAATTTAATTGTCATACTGTCCTAGCTAAATATGCTTAACATTTTTCAGATGCAATACCTATGTACAACCTGCAACTTCGAAACTGCTACCAGAAATGACTATTTTCAACATCTTCAAACACACGAAGAAAATTACAAAGAATATCCACCAATAAAGCGAAAAATTCCAAAGCATAAATGTTTACTTTGTAATTATCAAACCAACAGAAAAACCCGCTTGAAAGCTCATGAAAAAGATCATTCAAATAACTTTGAATGGAAATGTGCTCAGTGCAACTATAAAACATCTCGAGAAAGTAATCTTTTACGCCACAGCAAAAGTATTCATGAAAAGTTTCGATATTATTGTGATCTGTGTCCTTATAACACAACTCGTACAAACTATTTAAAGGAACATATCAAATTCGTTCACAAAACCAATGAAAAAACTTTGTAATAGAGGAATTTTTATATACGATTGTATTTAAAAAAAATTCTAATAGAAAATGCTACCCAATATCAAAGGAAAACATGTTCACTTTAATCTCATTCCAAATATAATTTATGAAAATGAAGATATTGCGGAGGACTTGCGAAAAAGCCGACAAAGTGACTTTATGCAAAGAAAAGCAGATGCTATCCGTTTTGAAAGACTTCTTTCTCCCATTTTGTCTTTACAACATCGGACTAAAGTATGGAATAGATTATATAATACATGAAATTTCAGAAAAAAATGATAAAATGTTATCATTTTTCGAGAATTTCCGGTATGAAAAAGAAAAATGACGAAGGAGGATATGACTTTTGGTCTGAACACTATCAATACCGTGGAAAATCATTCAATATCAATCCACAAACCCATGTGATGATTGTGCTCTGTGACAATTGCCGTGAAAATCATTTATACAGTGATCAAACCTGTGAACTAGTCTACAACCCAAAAGGACAAATACAAACCATTTATTTATTTAATGTTGAAATTTATGGAGATATATGGATTGATGATAAACAAACTATAGGAACTATTTTTTATAAATATCCTGGCCTCATATACGCTCCTGGTAAAATAATTAATGATCAAGAATTCTTTACCAATGTTACCCAAAATCTAAAAATGAAAAGTTGTATAAAAAGATATTGTATTTTTAGCCCCACAAAAAAACCTCTCATCAACATACACCGTAAAGACACTGACAAACAAATTCTTTGTAATCTAGAATATGGTTGGACTTTTTTCTGTGTTTGTCACCCCTTTCAGCATAAAACGTATTCTTTCTTTACAACTTCAAAACACAGTCTAATTTCTGTAAAATGTAGCAATCCTGTTATTTGTCAATACTTTATTTTTTATGAAAAAAATACACCTCCTTCACTATTTAATCTAAGCCTTTCAAGTGTCGTCCAGAACAACCTTAATCATACCCTGGATAAAACAATATGTGAAAAAACTCCGAAATGTCATCAACACCATTTATTACCAACTGAAATGAGACGCTACAATATCCATTGCACCGGCAATGGTGAATACTCACCTTTGATATCGAATTGGTAAAAAGATTGTCATTCAATTGTCAAGTACCTAATTAGCGTCAACAAATATAGTGAACAATTTTTTATTGTTATTGTATGAATATCAATATTATCTTTTAAATTTGTCCTTTTTTCAGATTATAAAAATGTCAAAACATTCATCAGAAGATCGTCCACCCGCTTATGACAGCCAGATATTTCTCCCTTCTGGAATCAAACATGACAATTACTACAAAAATGCAATGACAATTTCAATTGTTTATCTAAAAACAGCTTGTTTACTTTTCTTATTTAGTGGATTTATGTTATGGTTTTCAATTTATACTACTTGGCAATTTTTACATATAACAAATAATGATATGGTTAAAAATCAATGTTACAAATACATTACAAATGCCACTGGAATACTCATTAAATATCCATGTGGCAAATTTATTGCTAATAACTCTGAAATAGTTATTAAAAAATTTTTTGGATCCACTTAAAATTTTGTTTATTCAATCAAAAAATAATTTATACTAACCAAATAACATGCTACTTTCAGAAAACACAATGGAAACCCCTAACCATACAGAACCAAGAAAACCTCTTCTAGAATATGGAGTATTCTGGCCGGATATATATACAAATTTTGTCATAGATTTTGTTAAACCAGGAAACGAAAACGCTTTATCATACAGTCTTTTTGGTCTTATCGAAGAATGTACAGAATTTATCCAAGTCATAGATAAACCTGATGACTCGAAAGAACTTTTACTAGAAGCTGGAGACATTTTATATTATGCTGTGCTAACAAGTACAAATATAAGGAAAGATGATCCTGACACTGATCCTTGGCCTAACTTCTTCTTAATTGATGAAAGTTCTAAAGAGAAAAATATAACATTTAATGAAAATGCAAAGAATCAAATGTTACTTGATATACAAAAATTGGCAAAAATTGGTACAAAAGTTTACAAACTAAAAACCAATTATGAAGAGTACAAAACGATTGTTCATCTTATTATTTCTAATATTATTAAAATTGTAACTCAAAAAACTCAATGCAATCTCTTATATATTGCTGAAAAAAATATAGAGAAACTTATAAATAGAGCCAACTTATCGGTGTCTAAATGGTCATGATACAAATTATGTAAAATTTAATTCATTGCTTGTTTTTTTCATAAAAAAATGCCAGCTCGAACCCATGAAACAAGAACTCAAATCAGCAGCCAACTTAATTGTTCATTTACTTAGACTGAATAAAAACTGTCGTATAAGTGAAGCGCAATTGAAAAAATTTCGAAATTGTCTTATTGAAAACATTTATCGTCGATGTCGAGACCACTGGTTTCCTGACGCGCCAGAAAAAGGCAGTGGCTACCGATCTCTACGATTCTATGAAATAAAAAAAAGTTCTTGCTTAAGTCAAGCCTGTGAAGCTGCCAAACTGAAAAAAGAATTCGTACAAGAAATGCTTCCAAATGATTTAATGATATGGATTAATCCACTTGAAGTCCTCTATCGAATTGGAGAAGATAGTTGTATTTGTATCTTGTATGACCACACTAGCACAGAACCTTGGAATCATAAAGCGTTAATTAATAAATCTGAGAAAAAAAAATCTGTTAAAAAAAACCAAATAAATCCGTTTGCTGTTATGAAAGAAAGTAATCAAAAAAAAGATCCATTAGAGGAAATAGAATATAGACTGAAAACAAAAAGATCAATCAGTCTTGAACTGTTAGCAGCCTATGCAAAGTCATAAAGATTTAAACCCTTTAATTTTTTTTGAAATCACCTAAACAAACTTTTTCTGTTTTAAATTAATACTTAATTATTACAAATTTCTAAAATTTACTTTTTTAACAGCAAGCTTATTATGAATGAATTAATCCAAAAACATAATTATTTAACCAACGATCTGTCTGCAGAAACAACACAATTTCTTTCTATATTCTGTCCTGTGAAAGAAAAAAACATTAAAATTATCTGTAAAACTAGTGACTATTACAAAGCTATATATGGAACTTACTTAGATACTAACGAACTTTCAATCTCTGTAAAATATGGTTGGACTATTTTCCATATTTGTCAGTATCACTCTTTGATTTTTCATAACTGGAATTTATATACAAAACCTTTTAACGAAATATTACCTATTCCATGTCATAAAAATCATTTTAAAATGTTCATCCTTTATGATAAAACAATACCTCCTTCTCTTTTTAACCTGTGCATGTCCAGTTTATTCCAATATCAATTGAACATTGTTCTGAAAAAAAACAAATATATTCTACCAACAACAATATGTCAACAAGCTCCTCCTTGTCACATTTATCATATAGATCCATTTCATATCAGATCACCACATGAATGTTATTATTGTCGTAATAAAAAACCGAATTCAACTTTTATTTATGATTGGTAATATCTTTATAATTCATTACTGTTATTTCATGCTCCTAATAATGTTTCAGATAATGTCTAATATACCCAGTATTTGGCTGATAAATCTCAACGGAGGACCGGCAGTTCTTTCAACTTCAATGCGACTGAACCCTAAAAAGAAAATACGTCTACATATTGAAACTCAACAACAAATACATAGAATTAAAAATTGCTGTGGA